AAAATACTATTGTATATAAACTCTTGAAGTTGATTGATTTCTTTTAGTTCATCCTGAATAATATCAGAATCAAAAAAACTACTCATTTATAATGTCCCGTAAAAGTTTTTTGTACTGGAATATGTCTGTATTTAGAAAAGGTTTGTATTTCTTAATTTTTAAACTTACGGTTTCCCATACTGGGTCCAGAAGTTTCTTGTCAAACTCACTAATATACGAGAATATTGTATCATAGATTACCATTATTTCAGGTGCCAATTCACTTTTTAGAAATGTTTTGAGAAGAATTGGATGTCCCTTCGAACAGTCGAATATATTCTCTAATTTTGTCTGAGAGAACAATTCGGTCGATTGCTCCTTGAATAAGTAAGTCAAACTCTGCTGCCTTTTCATCCATTCTTGGTAGGTTCTTTCTCCAGAATTTATAATTTGTCCAATCCATAAATTACTTGTACTATCTGCTGCTACAAAATTTGATACTAGAAAATCTACTATTTCTTTATCTTGGTACTTACGACTTGTTTTCTCGAAAAAATACCGGTCCTTTCTTTTATTAAACGAAGTTAGTGTTGCTCTTGTTTTTTTATATTTAAAGTAATCATATTTGGGATTAGAAAAGTGATTCTTAATACCCAAATATGCCTGATAAGTTTCAAAGGGTGACATCAGATAGGCAATTTCGCTTTAGAAATTCGCTTCATAAAGTTAAGATTAATCGCATCATACTTCAATCTTTCTTTAAGAGGTTTGGAAACTAACTTAGTAACCGATTCAATATCAATACCATTAATTTCACAATAATGGCAAATGGCATCAATATAATTGCAGTTTTCTTCGGCAACTATTTTTTCAATTTCTAAAGCAAACTTAGAAGGTGTAAGAAACTTATCTTCAATTGCCTGCTCTAATTCTTTATTTGATTCGGGTGATTCCATATCTTCTATATTAATCTCTAGGAATGTCGCTAGTATGTTTGTCATAGTTTAGCAGTAATAATATGTATTATAAGATATAATAATCAATTAGTCAAGTAGACATCTGTTCGAGTTTATCATTCACAAACTTTTTGATGTATTCAACTACGAGTTTCATGTACTTTTTAAGGTCTCTTTCTTCATACACTACACACTCTCCATTCTCACATGCCATAATGATTACTAGTTTCTTAATCGGAATACCAGTCATTTCATAATATGCCATACCATAAAACATTGCCTGAACAAAATAGTTCTCAATCCAATTTCTGGGTTTTGGTTTTTTAGAAGTCTTAAAGTCAATTACGGCAAGTTCCTCATCAAACTCCCCAATACAGTCTGTTGTTCCTGCCACACCAAGTTGCCTACTATACATGGCACCTTCCAGACAGTGAATATTATTAATCTTATTCAGTTCTGTTTTAGCAATCCTAAACAGAAAATCTGATAGAGGTTGAACTGTAGGAAGGTCTCTATTATAAAGATAATTTTCAACCAAAGTATGCATATCAGTTCCACGACTTGTTGATGCTTTGGTTATTCGATCTGCTTCCTCATTACCAACTCTTTTACGCCATTTGACAAAGATTTCCTTATTAAAATGACTTGTTACTGAGGTAATGGAGACCATCTTGAGTAGTTGGTCTCCATCTGGGATGCTGTAATATCGGACCCCATCAATCGTTGCTCTCTCAAGTTGAGGAAGTACATTATCAAGATGATTAAACATTAAAGACCTTCTTCTATTTTAGCAATAAGATACTGACGAACTAATCCTGAGCGGACAATATCATCAACACCAAACTCAATTATATCAAAAGAAGGCATTTTACGCAATACTTTCATAAAATCAATAATTCCATTCTTTTCACTTGTTTTGATTAAGTCACTTTGAGTAGCATCTCCCGAGAACATAATCTTACAATTTTCACCTACACGAGTAATAATAGAATCTAATTCGTGGAAATTAAGGTTAGCAAACTCATCTACGATTACAATACAATTATCCAAAGTAACTCCACGAAGAAAAGAAGTACTCCAGAATTTAATTGTTTCTTGTGCCTTAAGATTTCCATAAAGCATCTCAAAATCAGCATCAGAAGACATCTGAAACATATACTTTACCATATTCTTATAAGGAATCTGGTAAATATCTGCCTTATCATCGTGAGAACCGGGAAGAAATCCAATTTCTCTTGTAGGAACTAAAGACCTGACAATATAAACTTTCTCAAATGGAGACTTTTCATCCAATACCTCTTTGAGGGCATTATATAAAAGACAAAAAGTTTTACCCGTACCGGCACACCCATAGGCAACTAAATGTTTCTGTTCTGCATAAGAATCAAAAAGTTTCCTTTGATTCTCAGTGAGTGGGTCAATATCTACCAGATATTCACTACTTAAAGGTTTTTTACGCTTTGCTTGACGAGTGGTAAGACCAACATCATTTTGTTGCTCTGCTCTTTTTCTTCTTGCCATATGTGTTTATAGTTTTTTTACAGTTGAACCGGGAGCCTTGCTAGCTTTTTCTAAAACCGAGTTCCACGAAGGATGTTTTTGTGTCAGTCGATCCCTCCAATCGGCCGCTTCTCCGACATTCATTTGTGTCGGTATAAGAGGTTTCATATGAGTATTTTCTTTGAGATATGGTTCTTTGTCTGCCATAAGCATCCATTTCTCAAAGATTTCACCTGTTTCTGTATTCTCAAATCTATAAGTCGGGCACATAAGGTATAATAATTTACAAAATATTTAGGGGGCAAGTCGTGCTTTGTGAAGACGGCGATCTTCATAATAACTAAAGATTTCTGGAACCCATTCTCTCATTACTGGAACCATACCTTCACATAATGCCTGAATTTCTACCTGAGCATCAAGTTTAGCACGAAGGTCAAGGAAGTGAAGTGCGGCACGGAGAGAGAACGAAACCACAAAGTTCTGGCGGATATTCTGAGGAAGGTAATCACGAAGATGTTCCTCTGCCATACCACGAGTATTATAACCCTCAGCATACCTCTCAGATGCCGCCAGACAGAACTTTAGTTGCCTTTCGTAGTCATCCTTCGTCCATTCATACTTGTGCCCTTTACGGTCCAAATAGAGACCTTCTGGACGCACATAGAAAACCTCTTCAGGTTTCAGGTCACCAGTCGCAACCTTCAATACACGACGACCGGTATAACGCTGAGACTGAACATCAAAAGAAACTCCAACACGGTGAGTTCGTGCCTGTACCATTACATTATGAACAAACCCAACACAATCCAAAGAAATGGCAGGATGCTCTAGAGGTCCCCAGTGCCCTCGTTCATTTGCCAGAAGTTGCTCAATTACCCATTTGCCACATTCCTTTTCCGCAGGAGGAAACTTAGTGTGAATAGGGTCTTCACTATAATCATTCTTACCTGCCTGATAAACAAGAGTCTGTGGAAGTTGTGTCTGACGAATCATCACAACTTTCATATAACGGTCAAGTTCAAGAAGGTCTTTTGCTTTAATTGGTTTCATTTTCCAAATCCTTTTGATGTTTTTGCTTCTAATTCTGCAAGTTCTTCTTTGACAACTCGCAGTTGTGATTTCATTTTCTTAAGTTCTTCATTAGAATATAAGTGATCTTGCCTAATCAATCTTTCTAGTAGTTTTACAAGTTTTTTTGCTCTTACGGACATCAGTTAAAAAACCTCATCATAGTCAATTTCCTCTGGTTTAATGTCATCATACTTGTATTGTGGTATATCAGAATATATCTCTGCCTTGAGAGAATCTAAAAGCAATTCCATATTCCGAATAATGAGTTTTAATCTTTCAGTATCCATTTAGATTGATATTTTGAATTCATTATACAAAAAAAGAGAGGACTTGTCAATCCTCTCTTGAAAACCCTTTTTGGGTGAATTTTTTGGGGGATTTTTTTCCGCCTTTCTAGGAAATCACTTTCGCCTTTTCTTTTCGGGTGCCCTGTATCCCCATAGTCTAGGAGATACTCTTCCGTATCCAAAGTCAATTTTTTGAACCGATCCGGGTCCAAACTTATCATAGTACATATCAAAGATTTTAACTCTAGTTCCACGACATAAGTCTACATGAGTCTCA